TCGCCTCCTGAAGGTCAGGATTTGAACGGAACATCTCCAATGCAAGATCACGGGGAACCCGGTCACTGGCATCAGAAAGGTCAATCGTTGCTAATCGACCAGAAATCGACGACTTGATCGCCAACCTTTGGTTTCTACTCTGATCACGAAAATTAACGTGACCACGAGTTAACCAATACGACTCGAGCTCCTTATACAGGATGTCTCGAATCCCTTGTTGCACGTATTGCATGCAAGCGGGTTCTATGGCGATGATACGGGGACCTTTCAAGGTCTTCGGAACAGGAACAACACGTACTGGTTGTTCACCATCCTGTGACACGAACGTTACTAACTTGAGCTCCTTCGAATCGCATGGCAATCCTTCCGGATAACCATTTGATATCAAAGGGAAATACGGCTCAAGACGATCGTGCCACCTCAACCAAGCAAATTTCTGATTTCCAGAAACATGCTCAGCAGTAGCTCCCGGACCGTGTTTTGGCCAACTTCGATCAATCCGAATAGGACTGATAAGGTTATGCCAAAGCACAAAAGAGACAGAAGCAAAAGCTTCCTCATCTTCTTTTGAGAGCGAAAACTCTTGAAAAGATTGCTCAGACTCAACGAAACCTCGAAGTGTTCTCTGCACCCTTTGCAGGGTACAGTCAATCCTAAGCTTTTTGAAGCTAAGGCAAATTTGCCTAATCGCCTCAACAGCCACAGATCTAACACCAAGAGTAGAGCTAGATTTTTTATTGTCTGGCTCGTCATTGAGAATCCTCCCAGTCTTACAGTCAAACACAAGACCGACCATACCTTGCAAAAAGGCAGGGATTGGTCCATTCTTCCGGAAGTTCCGAAAGGATGTTGGGTCTATAAAACCGCTAGCCAGGCTTCTTTCGAAGTCCGAGCAGAATGCGGGTAAGGCAATCGTTATAAACGAAATGCCCTCGTGCTTGACTCGTGACCTGATAGTTTCAAGGTCACGTAAATCAAAGACATCAGCGATACACTTGATGGTGGCGTCTAGATAGATTGCCTCCATCAGCTCTAAGTGGTCACTTACGTTGCTTTTCATGCTACCTCCTGACTAGGGGGACGGCATCAAGCCACGCAATTTTCCTCTCGTTGTTCATATGAGCCGATTAAGGCACATACTTCAGGAACAACGAGTACAAACCTTAACCAACCACATAAAACAACACCTTGGGACTTAGGATCTGAAGTCTTACGACTCCAGACCAAAAATCTTACCGGTGTAAGTGGTATCGATCAGCGCAAATAGCGCTGCTCGCAACTGGTCTACGGTAGTTGCTGAGAAGCCCACTTCTGGGCGATCAATAACGACGTAGATGCCTAACGTCTCGTAATCGTTGACAGACGTCAACGGATCCGCGACGATGGCTCGCTCGTCGGCCCGCACCATGGAACGAATTCGTCCCTTGGATTGCTGGTGCGACACGGTCAATTTGAACGTGCCGTCCGCGAGAGCATAAGAGGATTTTAGTCCTCCTGACTCAATTCGCGGCATCGACTTTGCGACCGAGTTGACGGTTAAGACTTGTGGGTCGGATAACATTGTGGTTGACCTCCTAAAGGTTAATCATGCTTGTTTACCAATCCAGGTGACATCCAGCGCATTAGACTGGAGCACTTATCTTAGGAATTGGTCGATAGATACATCGCTACGTTCGCATAATGCCGAGCGCAGCTAGTATCGCGACTTGCTTGGGACTTAAATTATCCCAATGCACGCCGAAACCAAATGGACTCTCTGCTTCTTTTCGCTGTTTGACATCGATTATTCGATCCCATTGCAGCGTCTGCACACCTCCTGACGCAGCGTTAAACGGAGTTATCTGTTTATAGCTGTATGTCAGAATTTGATGGTGTATCAGATACAGATACTTGGCAACTAAACCATCGACGGCAAAGTCATTGATCGCGTTAACTACGTGACCACTGTCTGTAACCCAATCGATGAGCCAAGTCCAAGGAGTTGCTCGGTAAATATTAGCCGGTGTTAGTCGCGCGCCGTGTAACGCCAATTGGCGTCGCAGGGCACCCAGCATCCCTTCGGATTCTGGGCTGCGTTCATCTAAATACGGCTGATAGTAACGAAAGCGTCCTACCCCTTCGGCGTAAGACCACTTGTTCCGCCATACTTCGATGGATGGCGGACCTGTCATACAGGACTGCAGGTACTGCGTGTTAGTCGGGTAAACCCCGAGGTACCACGAAGTATCACTGTAGACCTTAACAGTGTCACTATTATTCACCAGGATAGCCTTCCGTCTATGCCAGTCGCCGTTATCTTTCATTAAATGATCGATGCGGCGGTCTAACTTGATGATATTATCACACAAGTTAGACAGGTCCTTTATAAACGGAACATAACCGAAGTTATGATTCACGAAATGGTCAGCTGCCTTTTTAGGCATGACGGCCATATCTCGAATCCTGGGATTAGCCTTATACAGGTATCTCCAAGCATCCGAGAAGCCTTTTGCTGTGGTCTTAAGCATATGAGGTACATCACGTATCTCAGCTAAAGCCACCGCTAAACCGCCCATCTCAATTTTAGGCTTGGTACTATCCCAAACCCGGCTATCCAACGTCGACGTTGACGGCACTAAAGGAGAATTCGCGCCAATGGCGCTTTGTGGGCCGAGGCCAACTGGGTATCCACCGAGGGTTAAAACATCCTCAGTGGCGCCCGGAAAGCTAGACGGTCCACCGAACCTCCCCACGTACTTTACTTTCCCATATCCGAACCCAGAAAGCTGGTATTCGTAATTGGAAATGTAGGTACCTGGAGCCGTCAGGCCAGAAAGGCCAAAAGGCGTGATTGTTATCTTTCGGAATGGGCCCCCGTTAATGAAAGGCGGACCGCCATGGATTTCATCCATGCACGATTCAGCCTTCAAATACGGCAAATCAGCTCTGCCTTCCAAGTCAAAGAATTTGACCCAGTTGCCAGAGTTGGCTGGTACCTCAATAAAATAGGTACCCCAATGTACTGATTGTGATCCAGAAGGATCAGGTGTTACCCTTGAGCGAAAGCGCGCCTTCTTTATAAACTTCACCGGATGCGGTTGTCTGCGCGGACGGCGTTTCCTCTTTCGAGGAGGCCGCCAGCCAGGGAATCCAAAACCCGGCGTCGTCAAAAGTGTCGACATTTCAAAACCTCCATTTGGAAAGTAGATATGTGGGAAAAACATCCACATTGCTGCTGCAAACCTACTCGAGGTATAACCTCGTTTCGGCAGATGTAGGCTAGTGACACCATTTACCTTTAGTGTTCGCTCCGGGTTCAACAGGAGCATCACTAACCACAAACACCATCGCTGGTGTCTGAGGACCCCCCGAGGGGGG